GTCTCTGGGTCTACAATAACAGGTGTAATGGATGCAACTTTAAATGGTGCAAAGTCAGCCACTAAGTTACTCTTTTGTACTGTTGTTAAATTTTGTCCTGTTGTAGATTTAATTGAGATAAACACTTTACCATATTCTGGGTTAGATGATACACCTGTACTTGTATCATAACTACCATCTTCTCCACCCCAAACAGAAACTGCCTGAGTGTTTGCAAATAATTTTTTAGTATAAGTTTTATAATCATCTACTGTTACACATCTACCTTGAGCTGCATAATCTAATGGAGCATTAAGTTTTATTGATTGTATTGTTTCTGCCTCAGAACCGCCTGATGCATTAGTAACAGTTGTAACTGTAACACCTGTAACACTATCTATAGATGCGGGTGATGAAAAAGATGATGCACCATTTGCTGCAGTTTTATTTGTAATAACATATTGTAGTATAACAATATTACCATCAGACAATGCTGCACTAACTGTACCATCACCAAAGTAAACTTCAAATAAACCACTATCAGTTTCTTGTAAATAATAAACTGTACTTGATGTAGATAATTGAGTTATATCTTTTGCTCTAGTATAAGTTGTAGTTGTAGTATCAGATGCTGAGTTTTGTACTTTAACTGTTAGTGTTGTAGTATCTGAACGAGCGTCACTTAATAAAAATCTTTGGTCAACATCATTAACATCTACAGTATATCTCGTGGTTACATAACTACCCTCGTAAATATTTACACTATCAAAAGGAACAGCACTACCTGTATTGCTTGCAGTCACATCTGCAACTGTAACAAACTGATAATTTGTTCCGTCAATACTAGTAGTAAATGAAGTTCCTGCTGGCATAGTTTTAGTTGAACCACTTGTAGATAAACTTATATTAACTGTGGCAATGGGAGCTCTAGGTGATGACACTTCATAACCTAAAGTCTTTGCGTGAGATACTACACTTGAACGAAGTGCTGCACTATCTAAAAACATTTCATTTGCCAACATGTTAGCATTGAATCCTAAGTAGTGTGTATTGTATGCAAGGGTATCTAATAGAACACTCATACCAGAACCTTCAAAATCATAGTCTTTAAATTCTGTTTGTGCTTTTAAAAATGTCTTTAAATTTCCTTTGATGTTATCAAAGTCTAATTCGGTTACTCTAAGTTTTTTTTTGTTAGTTGCCATCTATCTTAATCTCTCTAATAATACATCAAATTCTACTAGTTCTGTGGGTGCGTTAACTACATAAAAATGTACTGTTAAATTATATTCGTTTCTGTCTAGATTTGGTATAGCCGTAACTCCAACCAATCTTGCTCTAGGTTCAAAATTTTCTATAACATCTTCTACCTTTCTAGCAATGATTTGCGCAACGATAGGTGTCATAGGTTCAAATAACATCTCACGAACACCACCAGCTATTTCTGGGTGAAATGGTTTTTCGTAAGTATTTAATAATACTAGATTTCTTATAGACCTCTTAACAGCCTGTATATCAGTAATTTTATTTACATCAGAACCCACTGCTTTCTTAGTAAAGAATAAATCTAAATCGGAATATTGTTTTACATTCCTAGATATATCATTTTGAGCCTGTGCATCTTTATATGCTGACATTGGAAACCCCTAGTTATTTAATTATTATTTATACAGTTTCTTTTGGATTAGTTAAAGTATATCCAGCTTTTTCTAAAACTGCAACCCTAGTTTGTCGTTCTGCTTCTGTAGTTTCCTCTTGAATTTTTGCTACTGATTCTGTATAAGTCTTTTCTGTTTTTTCTGTCACAAGTTCTGAACCAGTCTTTTTAGCAAATGGATTATCGGGTGATTCAGGTAGTCCTTGTACAGATATATCCGTACCTGATTGACCTGTAACATTCTTTGATTTGTCCACAACCTCACCATCAATTACTTTTTTATTATCTGCCTCACATGCTATTTCCATAAGTTTTTCAAAGTCTAAACTTCCAAATGCTAACTGTAATGCAATCAGTTTTTCTGCAAATAAAACTGCATTATCTCTTGCTGCTTTAAGTGCATCTAACTCATCTTGTAGTCCTAACTCTTTTAGAGTAGGTAATTCTGGTAACATATCCTTTAATGCTTTTTCTGCAGCTTTTAACTTTTCTTCAATCTCTGCAATTAATTCTGATGGGTCAAGAGCTGCTTCTAATTGTTTAATTAAATCATCAGCAAATTCATCTACTGAATTTAATAAATCATTTAGTTGCTTACTTGCTCCACATACTGTTGATACTACTTTATTAAAGTCTGCCATGTCTTTTCTCCTATGCTGTTCTTCTCCACATGTATGCTGTTATGTATGGTTGTACAATATCGTGTTCATGAGCACTACCTGAACCAACAGAACTAGAAGTTACAGAATCACTATTACCCTCTCCAAAACTTCTTGTGAATTCTACACTTGATGCACCACCTGTTCCTGTGCCTGAATCATTAGAACCTAATTGGTGTGTATGTGCTGGTAATTCAGCGATTGATAATGAATGAGAATCTGTTTTTGAACCACCTGTTTCTCGTACTGCATCAAAATCAGTATCGGTTGAATCAACACCTACTATAACTCTACCAGCTCCAAATTCTGTCCATGTTCCAAAACCCAATAGTGTACCAGGGTTTGTTGCAACACCAGCATTGGTGTAAATAGAACCAACGGGATAAATTGTTTCTAATACATGTAATCGTAAACCTTTATCACCACCAGTTAGTTTTAAATTTAAATTATTTGAATCAGTTACATCAATATCTATTTGATTAGTATCTGATGAATTAACTGTTATATCTGCCATATCTTATTCTCCTAACCTGGTATAGATTTAGTTGTAGTTCCAGCCAATAGTCCTACTGTATCAGTATGTTTATGACCCGTGAGTTCAATTGCTCCACCATCAGCATTAGTTGCTGTAACTGTACTTCCGTCACCTAAGAATGTCATAGTACCTACTGCCTCTGATTTAATTTTTAATGTTGTTCCTGCTTTCACATTCATTGCTGCACCTGCAAGCATAGAAACATTTCCAAGTAGTGAACCTAATCTTAAAGATGTATCACCATATACAACCAAGTCTTTATAAGAATGTATTACTGCTCTACCTCCAATACTATATGACATACCACCACCAGTGGATATTGCTTGATTACCACCTATATTTATTATTTGATTTATATTACTATCACCTGTATCTGTACCAATATCTCCTATTTGAGTATTTTGTATTTTGAATCCATGATTACCTCTAATTTGTTCTTCTAGATTACCAGCTCCACTAGCACCAATCTTAACTTGTTCGTTTGCTCCTATCTTTCTTGTAAAGTTTCCACCGACCTCTAGTATATAATCTCCTCTTATAAATTCTCTTTTAGTACCCTCACAAGATAAATTAATATTACCTCTTATTTGTACATTTGTTGAACCTGCAATCAATTCATAATTATCACCAAATACTTTTACAGTCTTTGTGCCATCTGAAAGTATCTCCTCAAAGGTACCTGACTTATGTTGCCTGTATAATCTTTCTCCACCAGGTGTATCATCTATCTCTATTATATGACCTGATTCAGATTCGTGTACATGATTAAAAGGATATTGGCCTGTGGATGTACCTGTGGTTTCTACACCTCTGGGATGTGGTTCATCAAAAGTAGTTCTTTTTTCATCTGAGGTTAATTGTGTTGATGTACCTTCTAGATTTGGTTTGATTGCAATAGGTACACTAGTAACTAAAGTAGTTCTACGATTTTTTAGTGATGTATGATTCTCTGCATCCTCACCTCTTGCAAGTCTTGATACATCTGATTCACCTATAGTGTGACCAGAGTGAGATATTGTACCAGGGTATTTTCCATTAGGGTCTTGAAAACCCTTTTGTGGTTTTTCTTCTGTTAAAGCTGTTTCTGTAATTTCTATACCATCAACAGTATATTTGTTAGTTGCCTTAGTTGCCTTTACATTATCAGCTGCAGCAGATGCTGGAATACCAGGCAACGAACCCATAATGATTGGTTGCTGCTTCTCATTCGCATCTCTAAAGAATCCGACTACCCATGTTCCTTCGGTTAGAAAACTAGGTGTGTTTCCCATACCTTGCATGGCAGGGTCGGTGACAGGGTGCATGACATGAGCCCATGGTAAATCTTCTGATGGGATATCGTTTAAATCTTCTGTGTGGTAACCTAGACAACGGACTTGTACTCTACCAAGTTTTGCAGGGTCATTACGATTTTCTACAACACCAGTAAACCATACAAAGCCATCGAGGCCCATGAAATAGTTTTCGTTCATAGAAACTATTTATACTACATGTTCCGATAGTCTAGATAGATATTTCCTGCGATGATAATTCTTTCTTCAATCATGTCTGAAGCTTTAGGTACTTCATGTAGAACATGACCAGGGAAGAGAATTATCTCATCTGGTTTAGGATGTATTCTCAAATCTGCTTCTGAGAAATAAAGGGGTGGGGCATTGTCGGGTACTTGTATATAATAACACCATGACCACAATGCAGGGCTATGAGTATGAGGTAGAGCATAATCATTTTGATTATAGATTCCACCCCAACAATCGAATGTAAAAAATTTATCTAAAGTTCCTTTCTGGTCTTTCATTTGTATAGACTTTACAATATCTATTGCTTCATTACAAACGATATCAATCATTTCATACTTCTTATGTAAAAAATAATTAGTCATATAACCTTTTAGGTTTGACTTTCTTTCTTCTTCGAATTTGTGAGAGCGAATGATGTCTGCCATGTCTTTATGTAAATGATGTAAAGATAGTGGTCTGCGTATCACTCGCTCCTTTTTTTTGAATGTAAAAATTTCATCTTCGGCTTGAAGATTATTTACTAAATCTTTTAAAGACATTATATTCCTAGAAATTCATCATTTGGTATTTCTGCTTTGATATTGTCTTGTTCTATTTTTTGCTTCATCATTGCTTTACATTCGATTATATCTTTATTGATTTCTCGAATATCTTCTAGCATATTAGACAATACAAAATATAGATAAACTGCGCCTA